AGTAGATGAATTAAAAGCCGAAATACAAACTTTAAAAGGAGAATAATATGGCAGTAACAAAAGCAATAACTAAATGCACACCTTATGAAAATGCATCTAGTAAAGTAGATAAGTGGAATATAGAAATGACTTATGAAAATGATAGTGAGGGCGATAGCACTTACTATACTACTACTTTTAGCACTACAGTAAATCAAACAGATACTAATCCAGACGGTAGTACAACAACTAACTTTACACTAAAAGCTAAAGGTAGTTGGTCTAATGCTAACTTAGTAGCTATATGCCCTGTATCAAAATGGGATACAATATTTGCTAGTCAGGTAGATAGCGTTATAACTAACCCACCAGTTGAAAGCACACCAGACCAAGCATTTAGCGTTCCTAGTTAAGTATGGACGGACATCCTTTTCAGATGCACAGTATGCCTGCGGTATATGTGCTAGAAACACAAATGCCTCAAGATATGATTGATAGCGTTAATGATTATATGGACGAATATAAACATGATAAAAACAAACAATCATTAGCTAATACTTTAGTAGGGCAAATAGATAAAGGAGAACAGTTACTGTTAGATCATAATGATAAAAGAATGGTTGAGTATAATAATTTTATCTGTAACCTTGGTGTTGAGTATATTAATAATTTTGCTAAGCAAAACTCTCTTAAAGGTCCGAAGCAAGTAGCAATAGACGAAACTTGGTCAGTACATAGTTATGACGGTGATTACAATCCTATACACGATCACGGCACCAAAACATTAATGGGTATGTCAACAACAGCCTGGACTAAAGTACCACCACAAATAGGTAACGTTAATGCTCAATCACCAACTTATTCGCTATATAACGAAAGTGGACATTCAGACGGCTGTATAGCATTTCAATACGGACAAGTTTCCGTTATAGATAGTGAAAGATTAAAACCAGCTCAATCATTTGTTATGACTCCAGAAGTAGGAAAACTATTAGTATTCCCTTCTTGGTTACAACACATGGTCTACCCCTTCAAAGGTGAAGGAGAAAGACGAACCATCGCATCCAACTTAAACTGTTGGGATGTGCAACAACCAACACCCCAGGAGGTGCAATAATGGCAAAAGCCAAAAAAAATAATGTTGAGGTAGAATTTACGCCTGAACAAAAAAGTTTTCAAGCTCATATACAAAGCTTGTCAACAAAAATAAATCAACATCAATTTGAGATTGACGAGTTAAGGCCAAGTCTGAATATGTATCAGCAAGCCTTGGCTGAAAGCATGAAATCACAAACTGATGATATTTCAGAGGAGAAAAAATGATGGTAGATATTATTATGTGGGTTACCACAATAGTTACGGTTGCTAGTTTAATAGCTGCAAGTACGCCAACCCCTAAAGATGATGCTTGGATCGGTAAACTTTATAAGTTTGTAGATCTTTTAGCTTTAAACATAGGTAAAGCAAAGGAAAAGTAATATGGGTATTCTTAGTAAATTTTGGGATAAAGTTACTGGCACTGAACGAGTTGAAGTAAGATCAAGAAATAAAAAAGGACACTATGTTGCAGATGATAAATCTACTCCTAACATCAACGAAGCTTACACTACAAAAAGAGTTAAGAAAAAAAGTAATATTAACATAAACAACACAGGCTAATGGCTAAAAAAGCACCAGATGCCTTTGTATATAACGCTACGTTAGAACGTATAGTGGATGGTGATACTTTTGATTGCTGTCTCGATCTTGGATTTGATGTAAAGCTACATAAACAACGTGTTCGTTTGCATGGCATAGATACTCCAGAATCTCGTACTAGGGATCTTGCAGAAAAAAAACTAGGTCTTGCAGCAAAAGAAAGATTAAAAGAACTTTGTACTGGTAAGTTTAAAATTAAATCATTAGGCAAAGGTAAGTATGGCCGCATATTAGGAATACCATATACAGAAAATGGTAAAGACATTTGTCAAATGCTTATAGATGAAGGTCATGCAGTTGAGTACCACGGGGGTACCAAAAGTAAGGTTTGGGGTGATTACTAACCCTAATGGATTCTGTAGTTCAATTAATTAATGAAGTTGGTTTTCCAATAGCAGCAGCTATAGGGCTTGGTATGTTTATCTGGAAGCTAATTAACAAAATAATTGATGGCATGGAAACTAAAGTAGATGTTTTAGATGAAAAAGTATCAGCTCAAATATCAGAAATAGAAGCAAGATTAGGTCAAAAACTAGACTCACAACACGGTATATTAGTAGCACTTATAGACAGAGTTAGGTCTGTAGATAATGAGATTATTAGACAAGATACGCTTCTCAAGACTATACTTGGAGTACCACAGCTAATGCATACTGATAGATTAGCAAAAGCTGATAGAGACGACCAGAGGAAGGATTAATGACTGCAAGTTATAAAAAAAGAGGACTTACAAAAAAAGAAATAGAACAAGAAGAAGCTGCAAAAGCTAGAGTGGGTGCATGGTTTTTATTTATGGGTTTAATTATGTTTGCATTAGTTTTAGTTCAAAACACGAAAGCAGACGAAATGGTACATAAGTTTAAGTCTCCATCATTTTCTGGTATAGGTACATCTGCACACTATCTTACTATTGAGAATCAACAGTTTAATCGTAAGCAAGCACTAAAAGCAGAAATAAAAGCTTTACAAGACGAAATAGAAAGAGACAAAGAAAACACAACATTAGCTAGGTTTATTCGTAACTTAGAATCAAGAATATATGCACAATTATCAAGACAGCTAGTAGAAAACCTATTTGGAGAAACTCCTAGCGATAGTGGTGTGCTAGAGTTAGAAGGTAACAGGATAGAGTATAATGTTGTAGATGGAATAATAACTTTAAAAATAACAGACTCAGATGGCAATACGACAACTATATCCCTTCCTATTGGTAGCTTTACTTTCTAGCTGTGCATTAATAATAGATCCATTAGAAAACAACTTACCCCCATTACAAAAGATAGAAAAGCCAACGATAGGAACATTACTTGTTCCTGAACTAGCAAACATACAAACAGCTAACAAAAAAAAACCAGTTGTAGCTATTTATGCAGCTTCTTTCACAGATCAAACAGGACAAAGACGAAGTAATAGTTCGTACGCAACTTTTTCATCAGCAGTAACCCAGGCACCAGACGCATACTTAATTAGAGCCTTAAAACACGCTGGTAGTAGATATGATGGTTTTTTTGAAGTGGTTGAAAGAGTTGGTTTAGACAATGTAACCAAAGAAAGACAGATTATTAGGAGTGCTAGACAAGAAAATAAAAATAAACAAAAGCTACCAGATCTATTATTTGCAGGTTTGATAATGCAAGGTGGCGTGATATCATACGAAAGCAACGTAAAATCTGGTGGTGCAGGTGCTAGATACTTAGGCATTGGAATGTCTAGGCAATACAAGCAAGACACCGTAACCATATCTTTACGCACAGTTTCCGTCAGTACAGGAAAGGTACTGCTAGAGGTTCTTGTAACCAAAACAATATTAAGTGCATCTATAGATCAAGATGTATTTAGGTTTATAACCGATTCAACAGAACTTGTTGAAATAGAAAACGGTTTAGTAAGAAACGAATCTATTAATATTGCCTTACAAACAGCTATAGAAACGGCTGTATTACAAACAATTAAGGAAGGAATTACAAATGGATATTGGAAAATTAATGAGCCTAATTGTACTGATGAATGTGTCAGTGCTATACGCGGCTGATAACGAAATATATATAGACCAAAGCGGTGCCACAGCAAATATAGACTTAGAACAGTTAGGATCATCTAACATTATTGGAGGTCTAAACTCTGTTGCAGGAACGCTTACAGCACTAGATTTAGATGGCTTAAACTTAACACTAGATATAAACCAAATAGGTAATACCAATAAATTTTTAGGAGATATTCTAGGTGATAATATTACAGGTTTTTTTGAATTTGATGGAGATAGCAATACCTTTACTATTCAAGGGGATCCTACAGACACTTATGGTATTGATGGCTCAGATTATAACGTAGACGTAACTGGTAGCTCTAATACTTTTACCTTAGATACAGGAACATCTGCACTTGCAGGTTCTCTTGATTTAGACTGGATTATAAATGGTGACAGCAACACATTTGATTTTGATATAAACTATGATGGTGCTACTAACTATGTAGATGTAGATGGAGATAGCAACACAGTAAACTTTACAGGAAGCGGATATGCAGGTGGTTACTTCTATCTCGACCAAACAGGAAACAGTAGAACATTCAATATCATACAGTCATCAACTCTTGCTAGTGATTGGTTACAGATTAACTCTACTGGTTCTAACGGTACTGTTTGTGTCGTTCAGAACGATGGCGGAACAACCACAAGCTGTTGATATAGGAAACATATCTGAACTAAATGGTTCAGCACAAATAGTAAGAGACAAGCCTTATCAAGCAGAAGAGTCTTTTGATATACAACAAAATGATGAAGCAATTACTACCAATGGTCGTATGGCTATTACGTTCCTAGACGACTCCAAGGTAAGACTTACAGAAAACTCTCAGCTCACCATAGACGAATACATCTTTGATCCTAACCCTAGTAAATCTAAAATGGCTATTACCTTTGGTCTTGGTACAGCTAGGTTTATTACTGGCGGTCTAAACAAAATAGATAAAAACAATATAGATCTTAAAACACCCACAGCAAACATAGCAATTCGTGGTACTGATTTCACAGTTACCGTAGATGAAATCGGCAGGTCGTTGTTGATACTTTTACCAGATGAATTTGGTAATTCTAGTGGTGAGATATTAGTAACTACAGCTATGGGTACAGTTACACTTAATAAACCTTACGAAGCTACAACGGTAGATGTTTTTGAAAAATCACCTAGCTCACCTGTAATCTTAGACCTAACACTAGACCTTATAGATAATATGCTTATTGTTAATCCACCTAAAGAAGAGGTGGCTATAGAAGAAACAACACAAACCAAAAAGAAAAACATATTAGACTTTGATGGTTTAGACGAGGACTTTTTAGAAGAAGATTTTTTAGACTCAGAAAAAGAACTAGAGTTTACAGAGTTAGATATAAACTATCTTGATGTAAACTTCCTGGAAGATTTGCTAGATGTCATAGACGCACTACAAGAAATACAACAAGAAGATCAGTTAGCACAAGACGCTACATCTACTAATATTGTTGGTACTAAACTAGGTCAAGACTTAGGCACGCAGATAACATCTTTTATAACAGGAGAAGTATTAACACTTATGCGTAGTGTTAGCGATACAGCTAGAGTAGATATAGATTCTTCTGGAAGCTATACTGTAATCTTCATACAAGATGGTACTTCTAATTTAATTAAAATAAATGGTGGAAATGGTAGTATTATAAAAATAACTCAGAGTAATTAATGAATAAACTATATTTAGACGATTGTTTTAATTCTTTTAAAAAAATAAATAACTCATCTATAGATATTATTATTACATCCCCACCCTACAATTTAGGCAACAGCCATCATACTGGTAACAAAAGACATCAAGCATACAACGATAATTTGCCTGAAAAAGAATACCAAGAAACACAAATAAAACTTTTAAATGAATGTTTTAGAGTTTTAAAAGATGATGGAAGTATGATTTATAATCATAAAAATAGAATTAAAAAAGGAATTCAAATATCTCCTTACGAATGGTTACTTAAAAGTAATTTTATTATTAAACAAGAATTAGTATGGATAAATAGAAGCCAAAATTTTGATAAAATAAGATTTTATCCTTGGACAGAAAGAATTTACTGGCTAACTAAAAGCCCTAAAACAAAACTTATTAATACAATTAATAAACACGATGTTTTTGATTGGACAGAGTGGAAGCCTGTTGGAACTCGTGGCTCACATACGAGAGCTTTTCCAGAACAATTTGTTGCTGATATGCTTGCAGTATTTCCTGATGCAAAAACAGTGTTAGATCCTTATATGGGATCAGGAACTACAGGCTATGTTGCAGTAAATAGCAACAGAAATTTTATAGGATTTGAAGCAATAAAAGAATATTTTGATATAGCTAAAAAAAGAATTAATGAATAAACTTTTATTACCTATACTTATATTACTATCACTACCTTTAATATTTCAAAGCACCCCTACAGAAATACTTAAGTTAAAAATATTTGACGCTTTTGTAACAACACCCGAGCCAAGCGGTAATTTTGTAATATTAAACATTACTGAAAACGATGTATCAGAGCAAGGAGGTTGGCCATTCCCTAGAAGAAGTCTTGCAAAAATTCAAGTAGATCTTATCAATGCAGGGGCTATGGGAGTTGGTTGGGTTATAGGATTTCCACAAGCTGATCGTATGGGTGGTGATGAAACCTTTGCTACTACTTTAGGTTATGCACCATCTGTGCTGGCTATGTTTGAAAACGGAAATGGTAAGTATCCTAAAACAACTGGAACAGTCATAAAAGGTAATGATATAGGTGGTATGTTTACACCAGGCGTTATACAAAATATTGATATCTTACAAGATCAATCAAATCAAGGTATAGCAAGTGCACCGGTTGATATAGATAATTTAGTTAGAAGAATACCATTATTATTAAAAACACCAGATGGATATGTATCTTCTTTTGGCACAGAAGTCTTAAAAGTATTAACAGGTGCTAAAACTTACATTATCACTACAAATGATAATGGTATACAAGAGATATCAGTCAGAGGAATACCACCAGTCAAAACAGATAGTCTTGGTCGTAAGTGGATTAGTTGGGTTAATACACCACAAACAACATTAAAAGAAATGGATGTAGCAGGTAAATTTGTTTTTGTTGGAGTCACTGCCCCAGGAATCATGCCGCAAGTTGCAACTCCGGTTGGATTATTAGAGCCACATAAAATTCAAGCAGCATTATCTGAGTCAATTTTGTTAGAAAACTCTCCTTTTATCCCAGATTTTGCTCTTGCGTTGGAAATATTAATTTTTGCAATATTTGTGTCGTTGACATGGCTTGTAATTAACTATCTTGGTATAACTAAAGGCGTAAGTCTAGCTGTAATTTTACTCTTTACTACAAGCCTTACAGGAGCTTATAGCATTCAAAAGGGTTATTTAATAGATTTTTCGTGGACTTTTGTATCACAATTCATTACTGGTGCTATAGCTTTCTATTTAAACTTTAGAAAACAGTTTAAGTTACGTCAATTAATTAAAAAACAATTTGAACATTACCTTGATCCAAGACAAGTTAAACAATTACAAGATAATCCTAATCTATTAAAACTTGGTGGCGAAAAAAGATACGCTACATTTTTGTTTACAGATGTTAGAGGCTTTACCAGTCTTTCAGAAAAACTAAAACCAGAAGAAGTTACTGAGATAATGAACAAAGCATTAACAGTACAAGTAGAATGCGTACAAAAAAATGGAGGCATGGTAGATAAATTTATTGGTGATGCTTGCATGGCTATATTCTCAGCACCTTTAGATTTAGAAGATCACGAAGACAAAGCAGTAAAGACTGCTATCGAAATGCAGGATCGTATAAAAGAACTTAATAAAGAATTATCACATGAGATTGCTATTGGGGTGGGAGTAAATACTGGTACAGCTGTGGTAGGTAACATGGGATCTGATACTAGATTTGACTTTTCAGCTATCGGAGACTGCGTAAATATAGCAGCTAGACTTGAGTCTGGTACAAAAGAAGCTGGAGTTGATATACTTATAGGAGAAGAGACTGCCAAAAACTGTAGTTTTGAGTTAAAATCTTTAGAAGCAATTAAAGTTAAAGGTAAAGAAAAATCTTTAAACGTATATACAATTTGAGGAAAGATATGGCAACAGCAAAAGACGCACTTACTGCAATAGAATCTCATGAAAGAGAATGCAAAGCATTATATAAAAGTATTGATAAAAGACTAGAAGACGGTGCAAAGCGTTTTGATAAGCTAGAGAATATGATTTGGGCTGTGTATCCATTCATACTAGTATCAATAGTTTTGTCGCAGGTTATTAGTTAATGTCTAAAGTTTTGATAGGAATTATAGTAGTTATGGGATTAGCTACTTATTTACTATGGAATGAAAACTCTAAACTATCTGCTCTTAATCAAGCATTTGAAATAAGAAATCAAGAACAAAGGTTAGCAATAGAATCATTACAAAATGATTTTGCTTTACAGACATCGAGCTTACTAGACTTACAAAGTAGAAATCAAGAGATTCAACAAGAAATGTCAAGATACCTTGACATATTTAAACGACATAACTTAACTAAATTAGCCGCAGCTAAACCAGGTTTGATTGAACCAAGAGTAAACAAAGGAACTAAAGATGTATTTGATAGCATTGAAGAAGACAGCCGTAACATTGACAGTCTTGATGATGGCTTGCAGTTGCAGCCTGATACCAAGTAAACAACAGGTTGAGGTTATATCTAAACCTATAGAAAGAACTATAGTGCAACCTGTAATGCCTAGAGAAATAGATCTAAAAGATCCGTATTGGTATGTAGTGTCAGATAAAAATTTAGAAGAGTTCTTAACAAGAGTTGAGAAAGACCAAGGTCAAGTGGTATTCTTAGCTATGTCTGTGCCCGATTACGAGCTCATGTCATATAATATGCAGGAATTAAAAAGGTATATAAATGAACTTAAAGAAGTTGTTGTCTATTACAAAAAAGTTACTACAAAAGAAGGAGAGTAAAAATATGAATATATCGCAAGAAGGATTAAGTTTAATTAAAAAGTTTGAAGGTGTTGAATACAATGCTTACAAATGTGCAGCAGGTGTATGGACAATAGGATATGGTCATACTGCTGGCGTTAAAGAAGGTGATTTAATTTGTCAAAGAGAAGCAGAAGAAATATTAGATCAAGATATAAAAGAGTTTGAAGGTTATGTTAAAGATAGCGTTACTGTTGATCTTGATCAAAATCAATTTGATGCATTGGTATCTTGGGTATTTAACCTAGGGCCTGCTAACTTAAAAGCTTCGACTATGCTTAAAGTATTGAACTCAAGTGATTTTGATAATGTGCCTGCACAAATTAAAAGATGGAATAAAGCTGGTGGCAAAGTGCTTGAAGGACTTATAAGACGTAGAGAAGCAGAAGCCTTACTATTTGAAGGCAAGGAATGGCACGAGGTTTAATATGCCGTTAAGTAAATTACAATTTACCCCAGGAATCAACAAAGAGATGACTGATCTTATGGACAAAGGCGGCTGGGCTGACGGTAATTTAGTTAGATTTAGAAAAGGATTACCAGAAAAAATAGGAGGTTGGCAAAAATCAAACAACAGCTCTTACTTAGGAACAGGCAGAGCATTGTTAGCATGGGTTGATTTAGAGTATACAAAATATTTAGGACTAGGAACTACTTGGAAATATTATGTTAATAGTGGATCAGACTATTCTGATATAACTCCAATTAGAGCTACAACAACCAATGGCATTACTTTTGCAGCAACAAATGGTAGTGCTACTATAACTGCAACTGACAATGATCATGGAGCTGTAGTAAATGATTTTGTAACTATTAGTGGTGCAGTAAGTCTTGGCGGTAACATAACAGCAACAGTTTTAAATAAAGAGTATCAAATAACTTCTATACCAAGTGCAGATACATTTACTTTTACAGCAACAGCTACAGCAAATGGAAGTGATACAGGTAATGGCGGATCAGGAGCTGATGCAGCCTATCAAATAAATGTAGGATTAGATGTGTATGTACCATCAACAGGTTGGGGTGCAGGTACATGGGGTGCGGGTGGTTGGGGATCAACAAACGCACTATCAGAAACAGGACAGCTAAGGCTTTGGTCACACGATGCTTTTGGTGAAGATTTAATTATTAATCCAAGAGCAGGTAGTATCTATTACTGGGATGAGTCTGGTGGTGAAGATAATAGAGCTGTAGCTATTAGCACTTTAAGTGGTGCTAATCTTGCACCAACAAAAGGTTTACAAGTTATAGTAAGTGACATTGATAGACATGTTATTGTACTAGGTGCTGATCCTATTGTTGGTAGTTCTAGGTCTGGTTCTATAGATCCTTTACTTATAGCTTTCTCAGATCAAGAAAGTGTTACAAATTGGGAACCAACAGCTACCAATACAGCTGGATCATTAAGGCTATCATCTGGATCACAGATAGTTGGCGGATTAAGATCAAGACAAGAGATACTTATTTGGACTGATACTTCTTTGTATAGTATGCAATTTATTGGTGCTCCGTTTACTTTTGGATTAAACCTAGTTAATGAAAATGTAGGTCTTATATCTCCTAGTGGCATGATTAATGCACCTGATGGTGTCTATTGGATGGCTAGAGATGGCTTCTATACTTACTCAGGATCAGTTAAAAGATTAGTTTGTAGCGTATTAAATTATGTATTAGATGATATTAATACTACTCAATCATTTAAAACATTAGCTTTTACTAACAGAGAATTTAATGAGGTTGGTTGGTTCTATTGTTCTTCTTCTTCTGAAGAGATAGATAGGTATGTAACTTATAACTACTTAGAAGGTGCATGGAGCATAGGCAATCTATCAAGAACAGCATGGATAGATGATGGTGTATTTGAAAAGCCTAGAGCTACAGGTAAAGACAGCGATGGTGATGGCTATGTATATATACATGAAAGCACTGATGATGATGACGGATCACCTATGGATAATGTTTTCATAGAGTCTGGTGATATAGATATAGAAGAAGGTAATCAACTGGGTTTTGTTAGCAGAATTATTCCAGATGTTAAGTTTTTTGGCACAGCACCTACAGATGGACAGATTAATTTTGTATTAAAAACTCGTAACTTTCCTGGAGAAAGCTTAACAACTAATTCAACTAACAATATTACAAGCACTACTCAACAAGCGTTTACACGTGCTAGAGGCAGACAGCTTGTTCTTAGAGTTGAATCAGATGATGATGCGGCAACAGGATCAAGAACTGGTTTTAAATGGAGACTAGGTGCAAACAGGATTGATATTAGAACTGACGGCAGAAGATAATGGCCAAGCTTCTTGCAAGTAGATTACCTCAAGCAAGTGGTGAGGTTGATGCTAATGTATTCAACAGATTAATAAGAATCCTTGAGTTAAACCTAGGAACATTCGATCCTAGCTCAACACCACAGTTTAATGATTCTCAAATTTCTACTTTAGCTTTTAACGTAGGTGATGTAATATGGAATACATCTATTGGTGTTTTACAAGTATATATAGGCAACCAATGGGTACAGTTACACACTCCGAAGAATCCACAAGGCTTCGAGACAACTGCATCACTAGGATCTGTTTCTGTTAAGACAGATGGAAACATATCAATTAATGTAACAACCTCATAAGAGATGATACATAGAAAAAATGGTACACTTAAAACAATATTGTATATAATTTAGTTATGAAGAAATCACACAAGAAAATTTTAAAAACATTAGGTGGAATAGCATTATTAAAAAAATTACTTCCTGGACTTAGAGATGATAAAGATTTTGATGTTTCAAGTTACATGGATGGCGGCATAGTTAATTTTTTTACTGGCGGTAGTGTTGGTGGAGGTACTGGTGGAGGTACTGGTGGAGGTATGGATTTTGGAAAAATTGCTAGTGCTTTAGGTGGTTTAAGTGGAGGAGATGAAGAAAATAAAGTCATGCAAGGTTTTTCTATAGGTTCATCTGACATAAATACTCCAGATATAAAACCTGGTAATCCTGAAGCTGTTGATGATGCTCAAAAAGATTTTAATAAATTTCAACAAAGTTTAGAAAGAGATACTTCTGTTCAGCTTGCTGATGGTGGTATAGCTGGTTTTGCAAATGGTGGAATTTTGGATATAGATTTTGAAGATGATATTTTTGAAGACAAAGATTCTTTTGGTTTATCAAAATCTGTAGCACCTGAATATGATGCTACAACTGGAAAATATGTATTGAATGGTAAAGAATATGACTCTATTTCAGATGCTGCAAACGATACAGAAAATATTAATGAAGCTATTAGAAAAACAAAAGCAGAAGAAATGGCTAATAGATTTGAGCAAGCACAAAGTTTTATGCCAGAACCCTATGGTCAGACTGAAGGTCAAATGATCAAAGGAACAGGAGCATCAAAGGTTGACATACAAAGATTTAGAAGAGGTGGCATGGCTGATGAAAGAAAATTTGAACGTGAAAGAGAGTTTAATTTTGATGATTATATGTTTGATGATTTTGATTTTAGTGATATAGACTTTGGTAACTTTGGTGGAATTATAAACCTACCAGGTGGAGGTGGAGGATATAGCTATACACCACCAACAGAAGAAGAGATTGCAGAACAAAAAGCTAAACAAGCAGCAGCTAGATTAGCAAAAGGTTATGGAGGATCAGGTGCACCAGGTCGTAGTAGTTATGGCTTTCAAACTCCTGGAGCATCTATATCTATTGATGCTAGAGATGAAACACCAGATGCTTACAGATTCTACCCTAGTGAAGTATCAAAACTTTATTCACAAATGAAAGGCACATCTTTTTCACCATTAGTGGCACCTCCTAAAGAAGCTACTTATGTAGATGATCTACAACCAAGAAGAATAGCCAGTCAGTTATATGCAGCTGACGGTAAATTTGTAGATAGAAGCGAATTAATTACAGGCCCAGGTGGAGAGCGTGGCGACAAGATACCAGCCATGTTAAGTGATGGTGAGTTTGTTGTTAATGCTGAAGCAGTTAGAGGTATGGGTGTGGCAGCAGGTGCTAACCCACAAGACGAATACGAACAACGCCTAGAAGGTGCACGTCAAATGTATGCTCTACAAAAAGAAGGCGAACAAATGATGAGGAAATACAGATAATGGGAATATTTAGTAGCAAAACTAAACAAGGGCCAGAAGCAGATGTAATAACAACTCCAGAAACAGGTTATTCTTTTATATCTCCTTACATGGAGGACTACTCAAGAAGACTTCTTGCTTCCTACTTTGGCTCTCCTGGTGAATACGAAGGACTAATATCTCGAGCTAGAGATATACCCATAGAACAAACAGCAGGTCTTACACCATTACAAATACAAGCACGTCAAGCAGCAGGTGGTTTAGGAGAATTTAAACCTTATATAGAAGATGCTGGTAGATTATACGGCAGACAAGAAGATGCACTAGATCAAGCCATGGGCTTTGTGCCACAGGCTCAAGCTGGTATTGAAGAAGGTATGGGCTTTCAAAGAGAAGGATCTGATTTAGCAAGAGGTGCTGGAAGATTCTCAGATGCAGCAGAAAGGATGATAGGTACAGGAGCTGATACTGTAGCAGGTGGTATAGGTGCATTACAAAGAGCAGAACAAAGTGCAATGGGTGCTACTAAAATGTTTGATCCTAGTAGCTCATCTGCTTTTTATAATCCATACGAAGATCAAGTAGTACAACAAACATTAGAAGATATAAACAGACAATCAGCAAAACAAGACATAGGGCTACGTGATAGAGCTGTATCCGCTGGTGCCTTTGGTGGATCAAGAGGTAGGATAACTCAAGAAGAATTAGCAAGACAAACAGGAAGAGGGGCCGCTGAAGCAGTTGGTGCTCTTAGAAGTCAAGGATTTGGCAGAGCTCAAGATGCTGCAAGACAATCCTTTGAATCACAACAAGGTAGACAAGCTGGATTAGGTCAAATGCAAGCAAGTTTAGGCGGACAACAAGCAGCTATAGGTGGTCAGCAGGCCGCACTAGGTAGTCAGATGGCTGGTCTAGGTCAACAACAAGTACAAAGAGGACAAGCCCTAGGTGGTTTTGGTTCTAGCCTTATGCAAGGTGGACAACAACTAGGTGGCTTAGGTCAATTAGCTAGTGGTATGGGACAACAGTTTGGTCAGATAGGTCAAGGCATTGCAGGTCTAGGACAAAAAGGACAAGGAATGTTAGGAAACCAAATCAATATGTTGAATCAACTCGGTCAACAAGGTCAAGCAACTCAACAAGCTGCACTATCAAGACAGTTCCAAGGAGCACAGCAACTTGCGAACGAGCCAATGCAAAGACTACAACAAGGTCAAGCATTACTTGCTGGATCACCAATGGGAGGACTCTCTGGTGGTACTGGTACAAGTGCTTATCAACGTGGATCTTATCAAGAGCCAAGTAGTGCATCAAAAGCATTAGGTGCGGCAGGAACCATAGCTTCTTTATTTGCTATATCTGATGTTGAATTAAAAACTAACATTAAAAAGATTGGTGAAGTTGAACCTAACATTGGTTGGTACACATGGGATTGGAATGATAAAGCCATGGAGCTTGGAGCAGAATCAGAACCAACGGAAGGTGTTTTAGCTCAAGAAGTATTAGAAGTTAAACCAGATGCAGTAGTAGTTAAAGATGGTTATTATGCTGTTGATTACTCCAAGGTTCTTTCATGAACAGAGGAATAATGTCAGGCATGGCTCCTGTAAGATTAAAAGACGGTGGCTTTCCTGATCTAACAGGTGATGGCAAAGTAACTCAAAAAGATATTCTTAGAGGACGTGGCATAGAAGGATTTGCTGAGGGTGGAGAAGCAGGGACAAAATATTTCGGTAGAGATGGTTTAATTTTTGATCCATATAATCCCTTAGATTATGCGATGGCAATTCCAGGTTTGGGATTAGCTGGTGCTGGAATAAAAGCATTAAGCACAGGAAATAAAATGAGAAAAGCTGCTAACGCAGCATCTAAACTTTCTAATCCAGTAACAAATACAGCAGCTGGAGGAGCTCTTGCTTATACCATTGGAGATGCAATCAAAGAAGGCTTGAGCGAAGATTACACTAATCCTAGTGTGGCTTATATTGATGAAGATTCTGGAAATTATTTTTATTATGATCCAGTAGATGAAGAGTATTATTTATTTGAAGATAACGAAGTGCCTGAAGGCTATACGTTGGAGCAATAATTATGGCATTAAAAAAGAAAGCAATACAAGGAATAGCATCTTTAATTAAAAAAGTTAAGCCTAAACCCAAACCTAAGCCCAAACCTAGTACAGCTATTACTAAAACTAAACCAGCATCTCCTAAAGTTATTCCATCAGAAATGGTTGCTCCTTTTGTTGGCAGTGGAAAAGTAATTCAATCAACCTTAAGAAGTATTGGTAAAAATCCAGGTAGACCAGAGGGAAGTGCAGTAACAGGTGCAATTAGAGCGGCTGGTTACGGTGGAGTTCCAGCGGCAGGTTTATATATGGGACTAACAGGCGATGATGAAAAAACTAAAGTTTCACCTCCTATTGAAAAAGTATCAGGACTTAAAGAAGTTAATGATTCAGACGCACTAAAAGATATTCTTAAACAAAAAACCATGGAGATTGCAATGGAAGCAGGAAGAGAATCACCTGTATTCCTTGATTATGTAAAAGCTTTTCCATCAAGCTATATGGAAAAAGTTAGTAGAGATCCTGAGTTTGCAAAACAAATGATGGCAGGATTCTTAGCTATGATGCAACCAAGCGAAGGCTTTGTTCCAAGGAATGCTATCTCTGACTTTGGTCAAGCTGCTATGGAAGAGGGTGCAAGACAAGAAGATGCAATGACAGATCAAGAACAGTTACTAGCAATGAGTGATGAAGATATTAAAAAGTTACAAAAAATTCAAGCTGGTGCTTCCCCAATAGATCAAACAGCAATAGCTGGAGCAGCTGCTTTATTAGCTCAATTTAGAAAAGAACTAACAAACAAGAAAGATGGAAAGCTAACTGATCTTAATGGAAATGAAATAAATTTAATTAGTTTCTTAGCAATGTTTCAACAAACTGGCGGAGACATAACACAATTAGCTGAGATGATTGTAGCTGGAGAATAACAGTGCCTTTAGTGGTTCTTGAGGATGGAAGAAAATTATTTGTAGATAGTAATGATCCTAAAGAAATAGAAAAAGCAAAACAAAAATCAATGAAAAGAAAAAGAACTGGATCATCTGGTTCTTTAGCAGGAGACATAGGTAGAGGAATAGCAGCAGGTGTTGTTTCTATACCTCAAGGCCTTGCTACCATACCGACAACTGGTATTGATCTTCTATTTAATACAGAAGTAACTGACAATGTAAACGAATTTTTTGAAGGTATTAAACCTGAAGTAGAAGGCACTGCTGGTAAAACAGCACAAATGATTGCTCAGTTTGGTATACCTGGTCTTGGCACAGCAAGTGCTCTATCTAAATTAAGTAAAGCAAAACAACTAGGAGCTATAGGTGCAGTCGATGCTGCTGTAGCTACAGATGATGTTGATACTTTTGCTGACATGATCTTTGATAAAGAAAGTGACGAAGAAAGAATTAAGAATCTTGCAGGCAGAGATGCCGCAGCTGCAAGACTAAAAGAAAGAATGCAAGTATTCGCTGAGACAGCATCATTTGTTTATGCTGCACCCAAGGTTGTGGGAGGAACTCTTAAAACAGCTGGTGTTGGATTAGATCTAATTGCACCTTACATGAGTGCATTAGCTAAAAAAGTTAGCCCAAATGAAGCTCTTGCTTCTGCAACCAAAGCAGATAAAAGTTTATTTGATTACTTAAGAAAAAACTTTAGTTACGGTGGAACTTTTGAACAAACTACAAAAAATAATAAATTAATATCAGATGTATTTCAAACACAAAAAGCTTACGCATCTAATCTTGGATTAGAGATAGCTGATGCTGGAGATAAGATAAGAAGAACAATGGAAGATGCTGTTACCAATGGTGGTAAATTAAATGATAAAGACTCTTTAGAATTAGTTAAATCTATATCAACTTATAGAGCACCTTTGCTTGCTGTTGAAAGACAGTTTCCTTCTTTAGCTGACGATGCAAAAAGAATTAAAGCAAAAGAACTTCAAGACGAAGCTTTAAAAAAGATTAAAAGTTTTGAAGGATCAGGAAACAAAATAGATTACGAGGCTCTAGGAATAGATCCTAATAATACAATATCTTCTATAGTTCAAAACAATAAAACAATATTTGAATTAGAACAAAAACTATTATTTGATTTAGTTTCTGATAGACCTACTGTTGCAGGTTTAACTTTAGATCAAAATTTTAAAGATGCGTTACTTAAAAACAGAGGTTTGTATGGAACAACTCTTTACAGAGCCATAAATGATTCTGGTTTTGAGCCATCTAAAGAAGTATACGATGCAGCCATTGATAAAATTAAAACAGTAGCAGGACTTGAGGGTGATCCTCTTGGAACATCTAAAGCAATACAAATTTTTGATGATATAAGAAATCCTAAAAACTCTTTAAACCCTCACGAAACTCCAGAGCTTTTAGTAAACAATATAAAAGGTGGCTTACTAAAAGGAAAAACATTAAAAAACTTACCTGAAGTTAGGGAAGCTTTAGGTGAGATAACTCCCCTTACATACAAAGAAGGATCTGAGTGGAGAAAAGCTTTAGTAGATGAGACTTTTGCAGCTACTTCTACTATATCTAAAATTGCTACTTCAGTAGGAAATATAAAAGTTTATGATGATATAAGATTAATTAATGATAATGCAAAACAATTAGGAACCACATCTTTTTTAAAGACTCCTGATCAATTAACAGCTGAAGGAATAAATGTATTAAAAGCTCCTGAAATAAATCCAAAGACAGGAAAACAAATTGCTCCTAAAAAAGATCCAAAGACAGGAAAAGAAATTCCTTCACTAAGAGATGAAGTTACAATAGACGGCGTTGATTATGTAAAATTTAATGACAAGCAAGGTGCTTTACAAGATACCTATGCACCAAAAGTTTTTGTTGATGCTGTTACAGGATCATCAAAAGATTTTATGAATACTATGCCTAACATTTTAAAAAATGTTTACAAGGGTTTGTTAGGTTTAAAAACAGTAGGACAATATAACAAAACCTTGTTATCTGTTGGTGCTCATATAAGAAACAATACAAGTGTCCCATTATTTGCTGCTATGAATGGAAACCTTGGGCCTTCTGCTGAGTTTACAAAAACTTTTCAAAAGTCTTTTGCTGGTGTTTTTGATCCAAGGCAAAAAACAAAATACAACAAAGATATTAAAGAAGGAAGAGAGTACGGTATTGTTGTAGGAAGAGGTACGCAGTTAGAAGAAATAGCTGACTTAGCTTCTTATGCTATAGAAGATGTTGCTTTGATGAAAAAATTACAATCAAACGGTCTTACAAATAAATTACAGAAAGCATTAAAACCTGTTGAAAGAATTTATACAGGATCAGATAACGCGGCTAGGTGGATTAATTGGAATGGCGAACAAGCAAAACTTACAAAGGTTATAGCTGACTCTACTGATGATGCCTTTATTCCTGTCAATGCTGCTAAGAATTTTTCTAATACTGATATTCAAAAACTTATTAGACAAGATGGTACTATCAATGTTGGTGAATTAAAATCTGTTAGCGATGATGCTTTAGATAAATTTATTAAAGCAGAGTCTGCTGACATAGCTTTGAATGTAACTCCCACTTACTCAAGAGTTCCTGAGATAGTAAAACAATTAAAATTTATACCAGTCATAGGTAACTTTACAGCTTTCCCTGCTGAGATAGTAAGAAATACTGGCAACACTATATCAAGAGGTATTAAAGAACTAGCAAGTAACAATGCAGAATTACAAAAAGTAGGAATGAGAAGACTAACGTCTGGACTAACTACTACTGTTGGAGTTCCAGCAGGTTTAACCGCAGCAGGTCTAGCCCTAACTGGTTCAAGTCAAGAACAGATAGACGCATATAAAAGATCTTTTGCTGCACCTTGGGAAAAGACTGCGACTATGATTCCAACCAGCACTGATGCACAAGGAAATATTACAGGATTTATTAATTACAGTTACACCAATCCCTATGATTATTTGCAAAGACCATTTAGAGCTGTATTAAATGCAGTTGCTACTGGCAATAGAAACGAAGCTAGTCTACTAAGCATAGCAAGTAATGCAACAATAGATTCAGTAGGAGAAATGGCAAATCCTTTTTTATCTACAAGTATAGGTGCTAACGCCTTGCTTGAAGCACAATCTGGTCAAACATCAACAGGTAAAATTATTTATAACGAATCAGATTTATTAGGTGATAAGGGTTTAAAATCAATGATTCACGTTTTTAATTCTATAGCACCTACAGCACTGCCTTTTTCAGTACAAGTTGATGCAGAAGGAACACAGATAGTTCCTAAAGATTTTGTAACAGCTGCAGCCTCTGTCTTTACAGGAGAAGAAGATTTAATTAGTCCAAAAGGAAAACCTATTGATGTAGCAGAGACAATGGTACAAGCTTTCTCTGGTATTAAAGTTGTTAAACCACAGCTAGAAAGATCTCTGTATTACAAAGCAGCAGAGTCTAAGAGAGCTATAAGAGAAACAACTAATGAATTTAATAGATTGCTTAGATCAAATAACAGAAGAGATGCAGAAAGTTTTGTTAAAGGTTACATCAATACAAACAAAGACAGATACAATTCTTTAAGAACTCTTTACACAGCTATAGAAGATGCAAGAACATTGGGAGTTCCTGATTATGCTATTAGCGAACAGTTAAAGATTGCTAAGGTAGCTAACAGAGACTTGGTTATGCTAGGTATATTTAAACCTAGTGAAGTTAATCAAGATGTACTTAACTTTGCTTTACAAGGAACAGATATTAAAGCACCTCAAGAAGTACCTATTGGAGACTTGGCTTCTGCTTCAATAGATTTAACTGGACAATCTTTACAAGGACAGTTTGAAGCACCTAATCTTGCTCAACCTAGCAGAGCATCTCAGTTATTAAGAGAAGAAGAAGAAAAGAAAATACTAGGAATCTAACTTGTATAACAAATACGGAGCAAAGAAAGTAAGACTCGATGGCTATACTTTTGATAGCAAACTTGAGGCAGCTCGATACAATCATCTTAAAGAACTAGAAGATCAAGGCCTAATCTCTGACATAGAAGTACACCCACCCTTCCCATGCTTTGTTAATGAGAAGAAGGTATGTCTTTACAAGGCTGACTTTAAATATAAGAACATCAATGGCGATGAGATCATAGAAGATACCAAGGGTATAGAGACACCTATGTTTAGATTAAAGAAGAAACTTGTTGAAGCTCTGTATCCAGGCGTAGAAATTATAGTAATAAAAAAAGCTAAAGCTTAGAAAGGCACGCCTGTTTCAACCCAAGGTCTGATACTCTTGATCGTACCATTCATTAATCTCTTAGCAGAAGCACACTGTTCTAGTAATTCTTTTGGAAAGCCACTGTTGATTACTTCTATCAGCTCCTCACTAGAGTAAAGGTTGTCGCCAGTAGATTCTTTCTGACTAGCTACGTTAATAAACTTAAACCCATCTTTCTCATACATAACAAAGTTATCATCCTCTTCAATCATGGTTGCTGGTATTAGCTCTGGTATATAGTTATGTCTTGGACATCCCTTGGTCTGTCTATCCTCGCTGATCCCTTTGTCATGTTGAGAGCAATGCCAATACCCTCCACCCTTGTTAATATCAACACTAGCAAAGCGACATGATCTGCAATGAACTTTCTCAGGTAAAGATCTGCCAAGGTATGCGGCCCTTTCTTTAGCAGACATAAAGCTACGTATTCTGTAGTCAGTCTCGGGTATGTTGTTGTCAGGTGGCGTATTAGTTTTCAATACATGCTCTGCTTTTTCCATAAGCATTTCAAACTTTAAGTAATCAAAGTCAATAACTTCTGTATACAAAGCTGAATTGTTTTTGTTGTAAACGATAGCTATGCAATGATCCATTTTAAAAAGTCCCATGTACAAATGAATCTGTGCGTCATACTCTTCTGACCAAGCACAATAACTACCTAGCTTTTCTAAATTTTTAAAACGATTGTCGTTAGCTGTTTTAAACTCTAACAGATAGGGTATGTTTTCTTTCAAGCCTGGTAGGTTTCTAGCGACACCATCTATGTGTCCTTTGACATGCCCTCCAAGAGCCTCTGTTT